GTGGAAAGAAAAAAGTCTTTGGAAGTTAATACTACGAAAAAAGGAGAACAATAATATGTTTAATTTTATAGATAGTTGGAAGAGTCGCAAAAAACCACAATGGAATATTGAAATTCGTTTGGGTAGAGTAACTGTATTACAACTTAATTATAAACAAACTAAAATCCGATTTATGTTATTAAATTGGGGAATAGAATACGGAGCTTAATTATGATAGAAGTAAAATTCTTTAAAGCTAGTTGGTGTGGCCCGTGTAAACAGATGATGCCACAAATGGATAGATTGGTTAAAGCAGGATATCCAGTTGAGTTCGTTGATGTTGATGAAAGCCCTACATTAGCAGAAAGCGCAGAAGTTCGTGGAGTTCCAACGACTGCTATTTATGAGAACGGAGTTCTTGTAGAAAGAGTTGTGGGATATGAGGATATTACTCGTTTGAAAAAACGAATTGATATCTATCACAAACCACTAAAATTACCAGCCGAAAAAAAAGCTAAGTAATGAAAGCAAAAGTGGAGTTTGATTATCCTACTATTGAGGGTATGATATACAAGGATACTATATTGGTATGCGAGGAATCAGATTATAATAGTAGGGTACACGACGAAAAAATAAAGGGTAAATTGGAGACTGGACGTATAGTTTGGGTTCCAAAAAAAATGTTAAAAAAAATGTAGTGTTTTCTTAGATTACACTATATTTATATATGATAACGCTCAAGAGAGGTTATCAGAAGTTAGACTAAATAGTTAACAAACAACAGGAGAAAAATAATGACTAAAGTTGCATTTCACACAGGATTCCCTATAATCGATAGGGAAGATTTTCTAACACCATTTGACAGAATGTTTGACCAAATTGTATCAAAACAATTTCCAGAGCTTGAGAAACAAGTTGGGGTTAAACCATTTCAAGGAACAGCTTATCCAAAGGTAAATGTTTATGAGTATGACGAAAAAATCGGAATCATAGCAGAAATACCAGGACTTGATAAGAAGGACTTGAAGATAGATGTTGAAGAAGGTATATTAATCATATCAGGTGATAAACACGCATTGTATAATGATAAGGGAGCTAAAGTAGTTCGTAGAGAACTAAAGCAATCTTCATTCAAGCGTCAGTTTGAACTTGGTGAACAATTAGACGGAGATAATATAAAAGCTTCGTTTAAGGACGGATTACTCTCAATAGACATTCCTAAAGTAGAGCCAGCAAAGCCAAAGAAACTATCAGTAAAGATTGGATAAATTTGTAACAATCGGAGATGATAGGTTCTATGTACTTAGTAAGGTGTTGGTTGAAAACTGCCGTTACACGATGGAAGACCTAAAAATTATGTGGGGTTTAGCCGACACCATACTAAGAAACCAGGAGTATTACTATGTTTGTATGAAATTAATAGATACAGAAATTCAGTAAATCAAAAAGACAGATAAAAAAACGAAAACCAATAATTGATATCGTAGAGTTTTCATTCCCAAAACTTCTTGGGTTTAATTTTAACGGAAATGGAGTGAAAGGTTTGGATAAGCGACCAAACAAAAGTCCTACTAAACAACATAAATAGGATACTACAGGATAGGCGAGGTTGTAGACTCAAAGTAGTGTCTAACTCATAGATATGAGGTTGAGGTGGCGAATTATAGTAAAGTCATCGGAAGAATTTGAAATAAACGACAGATTAGTGCGTTTATTCACTATTTATATTAAAGGTGGAGAAAAGAATTATGGAAAACTCAAAATATTTTTATATATGGATTGGATTATCGGCATTATTAATTGCAGGTAGTGCAGCAGCATTTTCAGTATATGGATTAGCAAAACTATTTAGTGGTGCTTTTCTATCAGTAGTGTTAATGGCAGGTTCATTAGAACTTGGTAAATTAGTTACGGCATCATTTTTATATCGTTATTGGGATATGATTAATTGGTTTCAAAAAGTCTATATGACAATAGCAACCATTGTATTGGTATTCATAACATCAGCTGGTATCTTTGGATATCTAAGTAATGCTTATCAAGGAGCAACATTAGAATTTGAAAAACAATCTACGGAACTCATAGCAGTTGAAGAACGAATAGAACAATTAGAAGAAGATAAGTTTTTCTTGAAAGAAGAACTATCAGTAGCAGTATCAGAATTACCAGACAACTATATTACTGCAAAGAGAAAATTAAGAGAAGACTACAATCCACAGATTACACGAGTCAATCAAGAGATATTAGAATTTAAAACAAGACGAGCAGATTTAGAAATACAATTAGTATCAACGGGCGTGGATGTTGGGCCAGCAATATATCTGGCAAGAACATTCGGAACCGATATCGATACTGTTGTGAAGTTCTTTATCTTCATTCTTATCTTTGTGTTTGACCCGTTAGCAGTTATGTTAGTCATAGCATATAACCAAGCGCTAATGATTAAAGAAGATGAGAAAAACAAAAACCTGGGGGACCCTGAAAAAGAAAAGACCCAAGACGAACATTGGAAAGATATATATTCACAAGATACTTTAATTGAAGAACCACCAAATCCTAATCCATATGGTGATGATGATTACGCAACACCACAAGAAGACGAAGAAAGAATGGATATCGTCGGACAAAACGGGAATGACGGGTTACACTATGAAGAGTTAAAAAGTAGAGAACCTTTAGAAGAAAACGACCCAAATCCACAACCAACAGCAAGGGGTGGAATAAGAGTCAAATAATATTCTATATATATCCTACTTATTAATGTAGACCGATTTAATTAATTTTAAGGAGATTGTTATGAGTAAGAAATTTGAATACAAGTTTAAGTTATTTCACAAAGTACACCAATTACAGAAAAGATTAACACGGACAGAATTGAATGAAGGGCATTCTAAACACAAGAAAGCGTTTCGTGAAAGACGGATTAAAAAACTACTAAATAGGATACGGGAAAAATAATTAAAAAAAAAGCTTGACATCGCTACTATTATGTTGTATATTAGGGGTATATGAAACATCAAGAAATTTTAGATTTGATAGTAGAAAAATTTGATGGCACAATCATAGATGAATATGGTTGGGAACATTACAAGGTAAAAGGTAAACAATATGATGTACGATTTGACCCATCAAGGTTGGAATGGGCGTGTGATTGTAAGGCATTCCAATTTCGTAGACGACATAAAATCAAGTATTGTAAACACATTAACGAAGTTCAGGATAAAAACTTGGCATCACGTAGAGGCCGTGCAGGTGCCAGAGTGGTCTAATGGGGTGGATTGCAAATCCATTGTTCGCTGGTTCAAATCCAGTCCTGCACTCAAAACAAAGAGGTAGAATATGAAAATTAGAGATTTAATTAAACGATTAGAAGACATAGAAAAGAAGTCTAAAGGTAAATCATTAGAAATGATTTCCACACTAATCGATGATATAATCGAGTACGATATAGAATCTGAAAAAGATTTTCGTAAAGAGATAGCAAAATTTATAGATAAAACAATTGAAGAACGAGTAGTTGAGGAAGCAATGTATTCGGGTTCAATAGCACAAGCGTAAAGGGAGTTATATGAGTAAATTTGAAGATAATGGTGGTTACTACATTGATGGCGTTCCGTATATGGATTGTAAAGTTACAGGTCAGCCAGTCAAGAATGTAAGCACAGATGCTACATCAGTTATTGGTGATAAGGCTCTGATGGGAAGTATATACAAAATGTTTCCAGAAGAGTTTGAAAACACCACTAAACCAGCGTACCAACCAACGGGTCGTCCAGCAGGGTGGCACTTTATGAATGAGTTCGTTGACAAAGACGGAAATGTATTTCATAAAGGTAAAGAACAACCTAAGTTAAAAGGAACATTGAAACCGACTAAGGTTAAGGTAAAGAAAAAAGTTAAACGAAAGACTAAGGATGAAATCTTGGTAGCTCGTCATAAGGAGAAGTTAGCAGCTCAACGAGAAGTTAACAAAGCAATTGATAAACAGAAGAAATTCTTAATGGGAGATGTTAAAAAATGATGAAGAAGAGATTAGAGATAGGTAAATTACTCAAGGGTGATAAACGTTTAGACGGAGAAACCTTTGAAGACTATAAACAAAGAAGAAAGTTAGAGAAGTCTTTACTAAGAGATTATGGAAAAGGTATTTACATCTCATCAGAACAACATCATCAAGATGCTATAAAAAAAAGACTTGACAATTAAACAAAAAAAGGTTATATTAGAATTATGAATTTAGGTTATGCTTGTATAAATATGCAACTTAGTTATCCAACTAAGTATGGTGATAAACCAAAGGGAACTGAACCAATCACGACAGGTCGTGGTATGATTAAACGAACGTTTGAATCTAAGGGTGTAGACTATGCGTCAGAGATTACTCTGGCAAATGTAAAAGACTTACACAACATTATGGCTTGGAATGTTCTGAATGGACATAACTTCTATCGTATGACAAGTGGGTTAGCACCTTGGAAAACTGAGTATGAATGGGATGACCTAAAAGATATTAAAGAAATTAAACAATGGTTAAGGTCAGCCGGAACGATGGCAAACACACACGGAGTTCGTGTTACATCTCATCCAGGCCCCTTCAATGTTTTGGTTTCACCAAATGAGAATGTAGTTGAGAATACATTCAAAGATTTAATTATGCACGGAGATGTATTTGACTTTATGGGTTTGAGTAGAACACACTACAACAAAATCAATATACATTGTAATGGAGTGTATGGAGATAAACAATCTGCTATGGATAGATTTTGTAAAAACTTTGAACGACTACCTGATTCAGTCAAGTCAAGACTTACTGTAGAGAACGACGACAAAGCATCTATGTACTCAGTAAAAGACTTGATGTACATACACGGACGAATCGGTATACCGATTGTATTTGATTATCATCATCACAAATTTTGTACAGGTGATTTATCAGAACAACAAGCATTAGAATTAGCTATGTCTACTTGGCCTGATGGTATTGTTCCAGTGGTTCATTATTCAGAATCAAAAGCAGAACATCAGTTAGATGAGTCAATTAGACCACAAGCACATTCAGATTTAATTAATAAACTACCAGATACTTATGGTAACATTGTAGATATTATGGTAGAAGCAAAACACAAAGAACTAGCAATAAGGGAGTTTATGAAATGAACGGAATAACACTAAAAGAAGTATTAGAGAAATTACAAGAAGCAGTAGAGGTAGAAGATTGGACAATAGTTCAAGAATTATTAAATACTATTGAAATGGAATTGGAATATGCAAATCCATTCGACCAATACCAAGAAGAGGAAATGGATTGAACGGCTGGATAATACAGAAAGCTGCGTCAGGTGAAAACCACGAAGTCCAAAGACTTGTTGAAGAATTTGAAAAACAAGACATTAAGATTCGTGTAGTTAATCCACAAGATGTAGATATCTTCGTTGATAGGGATGATAGAAAATCTATTATCGTTGATGGTGAACCAAGAAAATTACCTGACTTTGTATTACCGAGAACAGGTAGTGGAACGACTTACTTTATCAAAGCAATCATCAGACACTTAGAACAATTGGGTGTTACAATGATTAACGGAAGTGATGCTATTGATAACGTTAAAGACAAGTTATATTCACAACAAATCTTAGGACAATCATCTTTACCCGTACCAAAGACTATGTTGGTAAAGCATCCGATTAATGTTGGGTTGGTTGAGAAGAATATCAAATACCCAATGATTGTAAAAACTTTAAGTGGTTCATATGGTAGTGGAGTCTTTATGGTTGAGGATAGAAAACAATTCAGACAATTGATGAAGATGGCAGAACTATCTAATGCACGATACAATATTATTATACAAGAGTGTATTGAGGATTCATTAGGAAAAGATTTAAGAGTATTGGTGGTTAATGGTAAAGTTGTTGGTTGTATGATGAGACAATCCATTGACGGAGATTTTAGAGCAAACATCACAAGAGGTGGTGAAGCTATACCTTATCAAATAGATGATGATATTGAATGGATTGGTGGTGAGTGTGCAAGATTATTAGATTTGGATATAGCAGGTGTTGACTTGTTATTTGATAATGATAGTTATGTTATTTGCGAAGTTAATTCAGCACCAGGTTTCAAAGGTATGGAAAAATATACCAAGATAAATGTTGCAGAACAAATGGTAGATTTTATAAAGAAAAAAGTAGGAAGTAAATAGTTATTACTATAAAAGGAGTGGAAACTATGAAAAAATATTTTATTATATTCTTAACATTTTTTACAATGTTTAATGGATATATTTGGGTTTGTCAATTTGAGAAATACAAAGACATTTACAAAAAAGAAATACAAGAATTGAAAAACGAAAATACGCTTTTAAAAGAGCAGGTTGCGGAGATTAAGATAGAGGGATTGGATGTGACAGTAACTATGTATCACCCGACTCGGAATCAAACAGATTCTACACCGAACATTCTCGCAGATGGAACGCGCATAAGAATTCACAAAGCAAGTGAATATAAATATATAGCGGTAAGTAGGAATCTTTTGAGTCGTTGGGGTGGTTGGTTAGATTACGGCGATTTCGTAGTGCTTAAAGGGACAGACGGAAAAGACGGAGTGTATCAAGTCAAAGATACAATGAATGCCAGATTTGTGAATCGTATTGATATCTTAGAATCACCAGGCACTAAACCATATAAGTTTGATAATGCCAGAATATTAAAAGCAAATATGACAGAGGATTTAACATTTGTTACAGATAATTAATAAAGTTCTTGACAACGGAACAAAAATGTTGTATATTAGTATAAATAAAAATGAGGTTATATAAATGAGTTTTGAAAACTTTTTCGGTGAAGCTGAGTTTAACTACGAAGCAGAGAAACAAAAGTTCATAGATAATATGGACTTTCTAAAAGAAATGTCGGTCCAAGAACAAACACTTTATAAGAAGTGGCAAGAGTTCAATAAGGACGAAAAATTAATTTCACAAATTACATCATTAGATGTTATATCAAATCAGTTATGGAAACCAACCGACATCAATAACTTAGAACAAACCATACAAGAAATAAATGACTTAGAACCAATTGTAGAATATACACAAGATAATGCTAAGTGGACTTTGGTAAGACAGGGAATTTCTTCTATGGAGTTTGTTGCAAATCCTGGTCGTAATATAAAGTTCTTCGTAAAGGATAGTGTTACAGATAAATACTTAGGTGTTATTTGTATGGGTAGTGATGTTACGAGTATGGGTCCACGAGATGAGTTTATTGGTTGGACAAAAGATAACAAATTCAAAGACGGAAAACTAAATCACACTGCAATCGGAACATCAATCATAGCAACACAACCATTAGGATATAATTTCTTAGGTGGTAAGTTAGTATCAGCGTTGGTTACTTGTTCAACAATTAGAGACAAGTGGCAAGAAATGTATAACGAAACATTAGTTGGAACAACCACAACTGCACTCTATGGTATTCACTCTCAATACAATGGGATACCACATTGGAAAACATTAGGAGAAACTAAAGGTAAGATAAGTATCAAGCCAGATGATAGTGCTTACAATGTTTGGCATAAGTGGTTGAAAGAAAACAATACTGAAAAGTATAATAAACTTACGGAACTTCGTCCAAACGGACAACCACAAACAGGTATCAAACAAAAAATATTACAAATGATATATAAAGAATTAGATATCAAGAGAGCAAAGTATGAACACGGATTCAAACGAGGTGTTTATTATGGTGATATCTATGAGAACGGAAAATCTTTCTTACGAAATGAAATCAAAGAAGATGAATTAGTAATGAAAGAAAAGTATAAATTAGATTACGATAGAATTATTAATTGGTGGAAACCAAAAGCAATAAGACGATACGAAAAATTACATAACGAAAATAGACTCAAACCAGAATCATTATTTTATTCTGATATTATTGGTATGAGTTGGGAAGAAACAAGAGAAAAATATTTAGGAGATATTGGAAGATGACATTAACAGAACAACAAATAACAGATAATTACAAAGATTTACGAACAATTATCAATAACACATTTAGTGGAGATAGATTAGAAAAACTCAACAAGATGTATGATGACTTTGAAGACAGAATGGTAGTAGCACCAGCGAGTTCAGTAGAACACTATCACAATTCAAAAGTCGGTGGATATGTAGAACACATATTACACGTGATTAAATTCTCACAACAAATTAAAGAAGTGTGGAAAAATGCAGGAGCAACGATTGACTTCACGGATGAAGAATTAGTTTTTGCAGCTATGCACCACGATTTAGGTAAGTGTGGTGATGAATTAGGAAATGAATTCTACACACCAAATGAATCTGAATGGCATATAAAAAATCAAGGTAAGATTTATAATGTAAATGCAGACCTTGAACATATGGATGTTACGGATAGAAGTTTCTTTCTATTACAACAATATGGTATCAAGTATTCTACAAGAGAATTCTATGGTATCAGATTAGCAGACGGAATGTATGTTAAAGCAAATGAGGCGTATTTGAAAACATCAATGCCAAATATGATGTTGAGAACACACATACCGATTATTGTTCACCAAGCAGATATGATGGCAACTTATCTTGAGAGAGATATGTGGAAGAATGGTAATAAGAAAGAAGCCAAGAAAGTTGAGAAGTCAGTAAACAAAATCAAAGACGCAGTCGATACGGAAGTAAAAGAAAAGTTTACCAAATCAACAGACCCAAAAGATATATTCAATGAATTGTTTGGAGAGAAAAAATGATAGGATATATAATACTAAGTTTATTTATAATCATATTAAGTTGGACTACATTTAATCTAACGAGAAAAGTAGAGAGATTAGAAACTTGGATAGAGGATTATGCACAAAGAGTAATCAGTACACAAGAAACTCTAAAGATTATAGACGACAAAGGTAACTTTGAAGCCGATGATGAGGTTGGGGTAATCTTTCAATCAATTAAAGAAACAATAGATGAGTTAAACGAAATAACAGAAGAGGAGTTATAATGCCAAGAAAAGCAGCAAAGGGTTCACCAAGATATTACTTTCACCAAGGAACAGAAGACGCAATCATAAGACACAATAAAGAAACTCGTCCACATATGAGAGAAAGAATTTATAATGAACACATTAGAGTTCCCTTTGAAAAGTTGGCAGAAAATATAATTCATACATTTAAGTTTTATTACTTTGATGTTCCAAGTACAGATGTTATGCACGAAGTTGTAAGTTTCTTATATATGAATATGCATAAGTTTACTGAAGGTAAAGGAAAAGCATTCTCATACTTTAGTATTGTTGCTAAGAACTATTTGATTCTACACAACAACAATAATTACAAGAAGATGAAACAAACTGATAGTGAGGAAGTTACTGATTACAAACGTAATCCAATCACCGAAGCAACTCGTGAAGATTTACTCACAGCAAAGAAAGAGTATCTTGATTTGTTTATTGAGTATTGGTCAAACAACTTGACTACTGTTTTTAAACGTAAGCAAGATATGGATGTTGCTAATTCGGTATTGTATCTTATGGAACACAGAGAGAACATTGATAACTTCAATAAGAAAGCTCTATACATTTTAATCAGAGAAATGACAGGTTCCAATACACAACACATTACACGAGTAGTGAATGTGATGAAAAAACATCACGTTAATCTACAACACAATTACCTAACGACTGGCTCAATCGAAACTAAGTTTACAGGCAGTTGGGATAATTTGTAAAAAAAAGCTTGACATTGTTAGTAAAAATACATATATTAGATTTGAATAATTAAGTTATATCAGTTTTGTTCTAAATTTGCAGTTTACCAATAAAGGTATACTAAAACATAAAAGGAACTAAAAATGACAGAAATACTAAATAGATACAACAACGAGGGAATATTCCCAACAGATGAAGAACTTCAAGTCATTGTAAATGAAGATGAAAACTACAATGAACCACTTGAAGTGGAATTGGAACTCTTAAGATTGGCGGAGAATCCAAATCACCCGTATCATAATATGACTCTTCCTCGAGAGTTTACTATCGAAGACATCATAAACTAAAACAAAAAAAGGGGAATATTTCTATTCCCCTTTTTAATTCCACCTTTATTCTTTCTTATTTATTATTCAGCAATCCTAATATCACCAATAGTGATATAAATCCAGCGAATCCACTTGTTGCAAATAAATTCACTAAACTAATCAGATTACCAATAATGTCCATACCGAAGAACCCGCCAACAAAAATCAATTGAACGA